TGCCAACGTGTAACCTTTTTCATTTTGCATTTTTTGGTTATCCGTAGAAAATTACCATCGAGGTTGTATCAGTAACAGTGCCATGTAACGTGCCGGTTTTGACCAGAATACCTTCACCCGGTAACGGGATAATGGTGTATCCAGCCGTACCACTTGCGGCAGTGTTTACAGTAAGCACAATGTCACCACTAGCGCCGCCTTCGCGGATAACGACAGATCCGGCGTTCGTACCATTTACCGCATATATGGTTTTGATACGAGTCCGGTTAATGTCGTTATTGTTCTGGTCTTTAAAATTACCAGTAGCAGTTAACGGCTTTGTGCCAAATACATCATATTGCATGGAAGCCATGTCAGCCTCCTATTAAGCAGTACGAGTAAAGGCGTATGCAGTTGGACTTGAGAACATCAACGTGAACCGTGCGAGACCCGTTGCTCCAGAAGCAACAGTCAGATCACCAAACGTCCCTGCGGCAGCGGCAGCGTCAACAGCGCCAGTAGACAAAATAGCGTTGGTGTTCACTGCAATCGTTACCGTATCTGCACCAGCCGTGTTGTCGATATACAGATCAAGAACTGTGCCTTTAACAGCGCCAATAGCAGCGCCAAGATCCGTACCAGTAGGCAGCGTAATCGTGGTTGCAAGAGCCGAAGTAGAGGTGATGTAGCCGGTAGCAACTTGTGCTGCGGTAGCGGTTGCGGTGGCATTAATTGCGTTAGCAGTAGTAACTTGGTGCCCGTCGATAAACCCGTTTTGGGACGCGACTGGGCCATTAAAAGTAGTGCGAGCCATGATAGACCTTTCGTGTTGTAGCACATCCCGGCGCAGTCTCTACAAAGTCTGCTAGGTCAGTCTGTGCCGGTAAAAATTCCTAGTACCCAGAGAATACAACAAAAGGGGGGTTTTGCAACCCCCCTCCTACAACTTAAGCGCCCGGTGAACCAAAGACGCCTAGCGGATCAGACCAGCCGAACGAATAACGCTCACGAGCCTTGTAACGAACGTTACCGGTGTCAAAGTCTCCGTCCATCGATGTTGCCATCGGGGTACGAACAAAGTGCTTCAGACCGTTAGGAACGTCAGTCGTCAAGAACCAAGCATCTGGGTCGGTCAAGAAGTGGTTAACAGTGTAACCCTCTGGGATCGAACCATTGCTCTTCAGAGCGTTGATGTCGTTGTCAGCCGTAGCAACGCGCAGTTCCGTCTCAAGGATACGAGTCGCAACGAACATATTGGAAGGAGCAACGATCAATTTACGTGGCTTTGCAGCAATCAGCAGGCCACGCTCGTCCGTCCAAGCAGCGATCTGAATAACAGCGGCCTCAAGGGAGGTCTCAGACAGGTCAGCAGGAGTTGCGGGTTCGTTGCTGTTTGTGCCACCAGAAACTAGGGGGTGAGCAGTCGAGAACAACTCAACGCCATCGCCACCATCATAGTTGGTGTCGAAGCCGTTGTTCAGAACCGCAGCAGCCTTAGTCTGCTTGGTGTAAGCCATAGCACGGGCCAAAGCCTTGGTGTACCGGCTGGACAGGGAGTCATAGAGGTTGTCCTCAATTGCCTCTTCCGTCAGCGAGAAGCCAAGAGCAATGGTTTCATGGTTGTAGCGAGCAGTCCATGCCTCTTGTCCGTTGTCATAAGCGATGGCAGAACCTTCGTTTTTGACAGGAGCGGCTGAGAAGCCAGACAGTTTTGTTTCTTCTTCGAAGGAACGCTCAGAGGTCTCGGTTTCGAAAATCTCTTTATGCTCTTCGCCATAACGAGCATACTCAAGACCGAACAATGCGTTCAATCCCGGGAGGAGTTCCTTCAGTAGTTGTGCACGAGAAATAGCCATTTAATATGCTCCTTATACGCCAAGGGCGTTGTAATACCGGTGCACACCAAAGTTCCATTTCACGATTACTTCCGTGTAAGAACCGGGATAACCAGCAATTGCTGTCTCAGGAACAACGTCGATAATACGAACAGGCAGGGTCGTCGTGGTGTTAGTAGCATCATTGATGGCTACAGCCGAGTTACCTGTGGTCGTAGAACCAGAGTTCTGAACCAAAGCAGCGTTACGGTTGACATCAGTACGGTTTAAGAAACTGATGGTTGTGGTGCCAGTGTCACACACTGCGGCTTTAAACAAAGCGTCCGGATCGTCCTGCACGTATGCAGACATCGTGGAGTTTGTTAAACCGCCGGGGTAAGACTGACGGAAGGTCAGACCAAGTGTCGGATCGACATAGGTGCAACCAAGGAAAACACCAACTACAGAGCCAGAGTCCGTGGTGGTCAGTTTCGTCACATTACCATCGGAGTTCAGGTTAACAACGTCGCCAAAGAAAATAGCGGTTGTCTCACCGGAACCGATGGGGATTTGACGAGTAGCACCAGCAAACACCTGACCGCCGATCAAATTGATCGGGATAAGCCCGTAAGGGCCTGATACGGTGGGATATGCCATTTTTAAGCCTCGTTAAAAGTTATTTACCTTTACCGAACGACGTTTTGGAAGAACGCTCTTTAAAGAGCGGCATCCTCGGATCGTTCTCTCTCATGAACGTGTTATCTACGGCTTCCATATTGTCCTTTGTGGCCTTGGCGTAATAAGCCTTACGCTGTTCCATAAACTCAACAGGGATCTTGCAGAGTAACAGTCCGGCAACCTCAATATTGTCCTTAAAGCGACTATTGGGGTCAGTTAACATCTGGAACTTAGGTTGCTCTTCAATCCGAACAGGTTCCCATCCTTCACGCATCTTCGAAGATGTGTTCTTGGGATCGGCCTGCCCTTGTGAGGCAACTCGAATCCAACGGTAGGCGTATCCCGGCTGTTTATCCGGCTCCGGTAATGCTGAAGCGGGTGCCCAAGCCTTGGGGCGCTCTACGGTTGATCGATTTTCAAGTTCGCGTGCAAGTCTGTTTTCTGCCATTTTAGTTCTCCTGTGTCTTCGCAAATTCCCGGGCATACTGCTCGGGGGTTAAACCTAACTTCTTAGCAATCATTAACTGCGACTGCTTAAGCACTATCTTTTTGGAGGATGTGCTACGCGATGCCGGAGCAACTACTGTGGCAGGTCTATCGGTGCGCGTAACGGGCTTGCCGCCCCCGTTAGTCGTTTTAATCTCATCCCCGAAATTCTCGGGAAATTTGTCACGTATTGTTTTGTCAATACGCTGGTAATACTCGTCAGTCGTTGCATACGCCTGACCATGTTGGGCAACCAAGTCCTCATGCAGCCCTAATGCCAAACTCGTCATCAGCCTGTCTCTACCGAACCAAGGATTTCGCTCTTGCCACGAACTCGCTTTTGGATCTGGTCTAGATACTGGGACTTGCTCTTGGGGACTATTTACAGCAATTTCTTGATTTTGTAAAGAGGGTCTGTAATTTTTTATCTGCTGGAGTTTGTAGTTAACGGCGGCTAACTGCTCCTGCGCATCCACTACCTTGTCAGAATCTCCGGCCTCATATGCCTCTTTATAGGCACGTTTAGCCATCTCCATCTCAAGTTCAGCAGCGCTTTTTGCCGTGTCTATGAAGGATTTTTCCCCTTCAGTTAACCTAGATTTCAGGCGTTTATTTTCTTCGATTGCCCTTTGAGCAAGGGTAATAGCCTCTTGCTGCTCACGGTAAGCGGCCTCTTTGGCTCGGCGCTCATCGTGCCAAACCTTTTTCATTTGCTTCAGACGAATCTTTACGTTGTCAGAGTAGTCCTCTAACTCGTCTGCCTCTAATTCTTCGACAATTTCCTTGGGAAGGGGTGTCCTACCCCGATCTTCCTCGGGCGTGTCGTCTTCAATTTCGATGTCAACTTCGGGTTTTCCCTTAGCCTCTACTTCATTTTCTACGGGTTTACCCTGATCTTCGCCTTCTATTTCAAACTCAAACTCAGGCTTGCCTTCTGCTTCTTTTGGTAATGGCATGTCTTACTCCTATTTGCGAGAGATGCCACGGGGGTCTTCAACTACACCCTCCACGGAATCGTCGTTGATGATGCGGAACTCACGACCATGAATCTTTAGCCGTGTACCTGCGTGGGGGCGCACGAGAATAAAGTCCCCTTCCTTACACCAAGGCCCACTTGGGAACCTTGCGGCGTCCTTATAGCAATCCGGCCCCATCTTCACGACAAAAAGGACTGTAGTTAGCAGTTCTTCGTGCTGGAGAGTTAGGTCAGATTTAAGAATCCCGCTTTCGTACTGCTCTTCAATGTTAGGAATTCCACACAAAATGCGGTATCCCGAGGGATCCGGTAACTGCTTGGCTTTGCGTTCGTCTGTGTCTGGCAGAGTACTTACTTCACCTTCTTCTGTAGCGATGGCGAGTTCAGTCATCGTCTTTTTCCATCCTTTCCTTTGTTTCAATAAGAATATTGTTTGCGATCAGTAAGCCACGGTAAATGCCACAGGCGTATTGATACGCCCCAAAATCTTTGGCCTTACCTAAAACAGCGTCCTGCTCGATTACCTTCATTTCCTCTCGTATCTTGTCTGAAAGATACTTGAGTAAGTCATTACTCATTTACTCTCCTTATGGTTAGGATTTACTACGAAGCCGAAGAAGTTCTTTGTCCCTCTCCAGTTTGATTCTCTCGTCATCAGCAGCGGCACGGGTAATTATCTCCCCCTGCCTGACTTTAAGATTTTCATCGTCGGCGGCGGCTTTTATCATTGCATTAGCCTCAGCAATTTTCTCTTGAGATTGAATTCTTTGTCGTTCGATCTCTTGTTGCTGCGACTTAAGTTTAGCGTCCGTCTTATCTTTAAGTGCTTTACGCTGTAAGTCTTGACCTTTAAGTTCAAGTTCCTGCATTTGCATCTGAATGATGGGGTCTTGTGCGACCTGTTGTGCCTGCTGTTGTGCAGCAGCGGCTTGGTTTTGTTGGAGCAATTGCTGGGATGCTTGGGCTACCAAGCGAGATAAGGCAAACTCAACATCCTCTGGAATCGGCTTATCCTCATCCTCAAACGTCGGTATGGGCGCCCCAACCTGTTGCTCAATTTTATTGCGATACATGTACCCAAAGTGCTCGGCGATATGGGCTTGTAGTGCTCCCATCATCTGTTGCGCCATCGGGTTTTGACCAATCATCTGCGCAGTCATTGGATCCTGCATAAATGTCTGGTGGGTTGTGATATGGGCTTCGTGATCCTGATAAGCAAAAGCCTTGAGTGGCTTGCCTTTGATCACATCCATATTTTCTGAGACTGGGTCTCTGGGTTTTTGATCGTCTTGCATTGGTACTAACTTAGCAGCGTTCTTAATACCCAATACTTCTAGCATCTGCCGATGCAAATAGGGCAGGTCATATAACTGCGGGGCTTGAGCCGCTAACTGCATAACCGCCTGATACTGAACAACCTTCTGCGACATGGTTGCCGCGTTGGGGTCACTGACCGGTATTACATCCACGTCATCATAGTCTGACTGCTTAGCCCGTGGTGGGCCTTCTACCGGCTCATAAGAATATGACTCGGGGGTGTAGTCACGGATTATGGTCTTTAAGAGTTTGAACTCTTGCTTCATCGAATAGTGAATGCGTGCCTGAACAGCACTCATCACCTTTAGCGTGCGCTCTAATATAGCCAGCGTCGTACCA